TCAAGAAATGGAACATTCTATCCTTTAAATGAGCATATAGGCGCATTCGGTTGTGACTCCTATGACATATCGGGAACAGTAGGAGGTAGAGGATCTAATGGAGCGCTTCATGGACTGACCAAGTTTAGTATGGAGCAAGCTCCTAGCAATGAGTTTTTCTTAGAGTATGTGGCTAGACCACAAACAGCTGAGATATTTTTTGAAGAGGTGCTTATGGCTTGTGTGTTCTATAGTATGCCTATACTTGTGGAGAATAATAAGCCTAGGCTTTTATACCACTTTAAAAATAGAGGGTACAGAGGTTATAGCATGAATAGGCCAGACCGTCATTTTAATAAACTTTCCAAAACAGAAAAAGAGCTAGGAGGTATACCAAATACTTCAGAAGATGTAAAGCAATCACACGCAGCAGCTATTGAATCTTATATTGAAAAATATGTAGGATTAGATTTAGATGGTGTTTACCGTGATACTACTGAAATGGGAACCATGTATTTTATGCGTACCTTAGAGGAGTGGTCAAGGTTTGATATAAACAATAGAACACAGTTTGATGCTAGTATTAGTTCAGGTTTGGCGGTAATGGCTAATCAGAAGAACCTGTATTTGCCTGAACAAAAACAAACCAAAATAAATCTTAACTTTGCAAGGTATACTAATAATGGAATATATAGCGAATTAATAAAATAGATGAAAGAAGTTAATATTAATATTTCATCTGTAGGTTTTCCTAGTCAGTTTGTATCAGACGCAGAAAAAGCCACCGATGAGTTCGGGCTACAGATAGGGCAAGCGATACAATACGAATGGTTTAGAAAAGATTCAAATGGTTGTAGATATTATAGCCAATGGAGAGACTTTAACAGATTAAGACTTTATGCTAGAGGTGAGCAGTCTATAGCTAAATATAAAAATGAACTATCAGTTGATGGTGACTTGTCTTATTTAAATCTTGACTGGACCCCTGTCCCTATACTTCCAAAATTTGTAGATATTGTTGTTAATGGCATGCAAGACCGTCTTTTCAAAGTAAAAGCTTATGCTCAAGATGCATTGTCCCAATCAAAAAGGAGTAAGTACCAAGACATGATAGAGGGTCAGATGGCAGCTAAGCCAGTGCTTACAACAATAAAAGAAGAAACAGGATTTGATCCTTTTATAATGGACCCCGATGAGCTGCCTGCTTCAGATGAAGAACTTTCATTATACATGAACCTGAACTACAAGCCAGCAATAGAAATAGCTGAAGAAGAGGCTATAGACACTATGTTTGCTGAAAACCATTATGAAGATATCCGTAAGCGCATAGACTATGACCAAATGGTTGTGGGCGTGGGAATGGCTAAACACGAGTTTCTTCCAGGATCAGGTGTCCAAGTATCTTATGTAGACCCTGCTAATGTGGTATATAGTTATACTGAAGATCCATTCTTTAAAGATTGTTTCTATTGGGGTGAAATAAAAACAGTTGGTATTAGTGAGCTAATAAAAATAGACCCTACCCTAGACAGAGAGCAATTAGAAAAAATATCTCAATATAGCCAGAGCTGGTATGATTACTTTAATACAGCTCAGTATTATGAGAACGATATCTTTTATCGTGACACATGTACTCTTATGTACTTTAACTATAAGACTACTAAAAAAATAGTTTACAAGAAAAAAATAAACGAGGGTGGTGCAACTAGAATGATAGAGAAGGATGATACCTTTAATCCGCCAGAAGAAATGCTTGAAGAAGGAAACTTTGAAAAGATAGAAAAGACTATTGATGTATGGTATGATGGCGTTATGGTTATGGGCACAAATATTATTCTCAAGTGGGAGCTTGCCAAAAATATGGTTAGACCTAAGTCTTCATCACAACATGCATTACCTAACTATGTAGCTGTAGCTCCAAGAATGTACAAGGGTGTTATCGAATCTCTAGTAAGACGCATGATTCCTTTTGCGGACTTGATACAGATGACTCATTTGAAGTTACAACAAGTAATTGCTAAGGTAGTTCCAGATGGTGTTTACATTGATGCTGATGGTCTAAATGAAGTAGATCTTGGGACTGGCGCAGCATATAATCCAGAAGATGCACTACGTTTATATTTCCAAACGGGTAGTGTCGTAGGTAGAAGTTATACTCAAGATGGCGAATATAACCAAGGAAGGGTCCCTATTCAGCAGCTTACTAGTAACTCTGGAGCTTCTAAAACGCAAATGCTTTTAGCTAACTATAATCATTATCTAGATATGATAAGGTCAGTAACTGGCCTTAATGAGGCTAGAGATGGGTCTACTCCTAACCCAGATGCTTTAGTTGGCGTTCAAAAACTAGCAGCATTAAATTCAAACACAGCTACCCGACATATATTAGACGGAAGTCTTTACATATATCGTACGTTAGCTGAAGCGTTAACGTATAGGGTAGCTGACATTTTAGAGTATGCTGATTTTAAAGATGACTTTATTAATAAAATAGGCAAGTATAACGTAAGTATACTAGGAGAAATAAGTGAGTTATATATCTATGACTTTGGTGTGTTTATAGAACTTTCACCAGATGAAGAGCAAAAGGCTATGCTTGAGCAAAACATTCAAATGGCTTTATCTAAGCAAGATATTAATCTTGAAGACGCTATTGATATTCGTGAAATTAAAAACCTAAAGCTTGCTAATCAGTTACTAAAGGTTAAGCGTAAGTCTAAACAAGAAGCTGACGAAAAGAGAGAAATGCAGAAACAAGCTATGATCTCACAACAACAGCTAAAGTCTCAAGAGATGTCAGCGCAAGTAGCGGTGCAAAAAATCAATTTAGAAGCTCAAGCTCAGATGAAAATAAAACAAGCTGAGATTGCTTTTGAAATAGAGAAACAAAACAATGAGGCCAATCTTAAGTCTCAACTTATGAAACAAGAATTTGCTTATAATCAGCAACTTAGAAATGTTTCAGAAAATGCTCTAGCCTTCAGAGAGGGCGCTAGAGAAGACGCTAAAAAAGATAGAATTAGTCAACAGAACACTGAACAATCTCAATTAATTAATCAAAGAAAAAACAATTTACCTCCTAAAACATTTGAATCAAATGAGGATTCTATGGATGGTTTTGATCTCGCAGAGTTCGATCCTAGGTAGGTAAAAACGTGTTTCTTTTTTTATTAATTTTGTAATAAATCAAATCTAATCAAATGGAAATCCAAGTAAAAGAAGTAACTGACGTTGTAGAGAAGTCTAAACAACAGATAGAACAAGAATTATTAGACAAGCATGAAGCTCAACAAAAATTAGAGTTTGATGATGGTGATAAAAAAGAACAGGTAGATTCAGTTAAAGTTTCGGAGCCTGAAGCAAAATCCGAGCAAGGCCAAGAAGAGGTTTCAGTTGAAGACCCTAAAGAGGAAATTAAACAAGAACCTACGCCTGCAGAATTAAACGAAGAACAAGTTCTTTCATTTATTGAGAAAAGATATGGTAAGCAGATAAATTCTTTAGAAGAATTAACAGCTGAAAGAGAAGAGTCCGAGACCCTTCCTGAAGATGTAGCTGCTTATTTTAAGTACAAAAAAGAAACAGGAAGAAGTTTGGAAGATTACGTTAAGCTACAGCAAGACTTTTCCCAAATGAATCCTGACTCTTTGCTAAGAGAGTATTTAACTGTAACTGAGGAAGGTTTAGACCCTGAAGATATAGACTCCTTAATGGAGGACTATGAATCAGACGAGGAACTAGATGATCCTGCAGACATTAAAAAAACAAGATTAGCAAAGAAAAAAATTATTGCTAAAGCTAAAAAATTCTTCAAAGAACAGCAGGAAGTCTATAAACAGCCTCTTGAGTCAAGGGAAAGTTCAGCCTCTCAGAATGAAGAGTTCAAAGCTTACAAGCAATATGTGAATGAAGCTAAAACGCAACAAGAGGAAAGTAACCGTAAATCACAATGGTTTGCGAAAAAAAGTGACGAAGTCTTTAGCACTGAGTTTAAAGGTTTTAAATTTAAAGTTGACGAGTCCGATATAACTTTTTCTCCAGGTAACGCTTCTGAGTTAAGAAAAGCTCAAGATACGCCTATGAATTTTGTAAATAAATTCTTGGATGAATCGGGTATGCTTAAAGACGCAGAAGGATACCACCGCTCTTTAGCTATAGCTATGAATCCTGAAAAGTTTGCTCAGTTCTTTTATGAACAAGGCAAATCAAATGCGACGGAAGATGTGATACGTAAAACTAAAAATATAAATATGAGTGAGCGTACTGCACCAGAGGTTTCAACAAAAGGAGGAATGCAAGTGAAAGCAGTCTCATCGCCTTCAAGCAATGGACTGAGAATAAAAAGTATAAAACGAAGTTAAATTAAAATTTAAAATTAAATATTATGGCTGGACAAGTTAAAACAACTCCAACTTTTGCGCTAACGCCGAGTTCAGAAAGAACTCCAACAGCTCAAAACTATTTGACCAATGCAGATTTCAATTGGTTAAATCAATATTTACCAGACACTTACGAAAAAGAATTCGAGCGTTATGGTAACAGAACAATCTCATCTTTCCTACGTATGGTAGGTGCTGAGATGCCTACTAACTCTGACCTTATCAAATGGGCTGAGCAAGGTAGATTACATACTAAATACACTAATGTTGGATCTGGCGGCGCTGGAGCAGCAGATCAAGTTGTATTTCAAGTAAATGATGTGCTAGACCCGACGGCTGCAGAGCAAGTTATTCGTGTTGGACAAACAGTAGTTATTGTACAAAATGACGGATCAGGTTCAAACAAAGCTGTAGTTAGTGCAGTAAACAATGCAGGTGGTGGTAGAGGACAATTCACAGCTGACTTTTATGAAGCAGGTGGATTAGTAACTGCAGGAACTGGAGTAGGTAATGCTGATGTTACAGTATTCATCTACGGATCAGAATTTAAGAAAGGAACTGCAGGAATGCAAGGATCTCTTGAATCAAATGATTTTATCTTTGACAACAAGCCTATTATAATTAAAGATACTTACAATGTATCTGGATCTGATATGGCTCAAATTGGATGGATTGAAATTACAACTGAAGATGGTGGAACAGGATACCTATGGTACCTAAAATCTGAGCATGAAACAAGACTACGTTTTGATGACTTCTTAGAAACAGCAATGATTGAAGCTGTGCCTGCTGAGACTAACTCAGGAGCTGCTGCTATTCTTGGTAGTGCTGGTGGTGCTGCTGATCCAGGAGCTGGATCTGATGGTATTTTCTATGCTGTACAACAAAGAGGTAATATCTGGGACGGTGGAAACCCAACAGTATTAGCTGATTTTGATAATGTAATTAGTCGTCTAGACAAGCAAGGAGCAATTGAAGAAAACGTATTATTCGTTGATCGTCAGTTTGCTTTTGATATTGATGATATGTTAGCTGCACAAAACTCTTACGGAGCGGGTGGTACTTCATATGGTCTTTTTGACAATGACGAAGAGATGGCGTTAAACTTAGGTTTCTCAGGATTCCGTAGAGGTTATGACTTCTATAAGACTGACTGGAAATACTTAAATGACCCAACTATGAGAGGTGGACTTCCAACAGGAGCAGGATCAGGACGTGTAAACGGACTACTTGTACCCGCTGGATCAACTAGTGTTTATGACCAAATCCTTGGAAAAAACGCTAAGAGACCTTTCCTACATGTTAGATATAGAGCTTCTGAAACAGAAGACAGACGTTACAAGACTTGGATTACTGGTTCTGCTGGTGGTGCAATGACAAGTGATGTTGATAACATGCAAGTAAACTTCTTGTCAGAGAGAGCTGTTTGTACTTTAGGTGCTAACAACTTCTTTATCTTCCAAGATTAATAAAGTGAATTTAATGGGGGTGTTAAAGCCCCCATTATTATTATAAAATTTAAATCTAATCTAATGAAAACTACTACTAAATATGTAGATAAAATCTACAAACTCACGCGTGACACAGCGCCATTATCTTTAATCCTAGCATCAAGACATACCCAAAGATTTCCTCTTTTGTGGTTTGATGAAGAAACAGGAACAAACAAAGCTTTACGATATGCCAGAAATCAAAACTCTCCCTTTTTGGAAGACCAAGATGATAATGCAATAATAGAGCCTGTAGAATTTGAAAACGGTTTTTTAACTGTGCCTAAAGAAAATCAAGTATTACAAAAATTTCTAGCTTACCACCCTGGTAAAGGTAGGGTATATGTTGAAGTGGACAAGGCTAAAGATGCAGCGCAAATTGTTGAAGACTTAAATACCGAGGTAGACGCATTAATCGAAGCACGTCAACTAACGGTAGACCAAGTAGAAAATGTAGGCAGAGTCCTTTTTCAACAAGATGTAACAACCGTAACGACTGCAGAGCTCAGAAGAGATATTTTGGTGTTTGCTAAAAATCAACCTAAAGATTTTTTATTATTGTTAAAAGATCCTGCATTAAAGATGAATGCAACTATTCAAGGATTTTTTGATAAAAACATTTTACAATTACGTAATCAGAA